AGCCGCTGACCGCCACCGTCTCCAGGAACCAGGCCGGGCAATCCGGCCTGTTTCATTTGCGGCGCTGCTGGTTGAGCAGCTTCACGGTCTCCTGCTCCAGCACCTGGAGCTGGGCGAACACCTCGGCCTCCCGCTCCTGCGGCACCCCATAGCGCCGCATCACGACCTCGACGCCGGGGTAGTTGAGCCCCTCCCACACCACGCCACCGCCCAGCGGGATCGGCGTCTTGACCCATTGCGAGCCACAGCCCAGGTACACGTCCCAGGCCATCGCGTGCTCGGGCCACAGCGCGTAGTCCTGCGGGCGATCGCGCTGGTGTTGCGGAGGAATGAGCCGGTTAAGGTCCACCCCGAGCAGTGCGGCGTCGGCCCGCAGGTCGTCATCGACTACGTGGCGGCGCGCGCCGTCTCGGCCGAAGTGGTGCCGGACGGCGCCGCGGAGTTTTTTTGCGCCGCCTCGCGCTGGTTGACAAAGAAGTGGTCGAACCAGCACACGGCCATGGCCTGCTCCAGACCCGGATAGGCCTGGTTGGTCGAGCGCCGCTCTTCATGGCTGTAGGGCACCGCGTTACCGTTCTCATCGAGCATGCCGCCCCAGCCCGCGACTACCTTGTCGAGTAGCTCGGCATTGCTGAGACGGCGGTGCTCCTGGGTGGGTGCGGCGTCCGCCTTGGGCGCGGGCACCTCGACCACATAGCCCAGCGTGTAGCGCTTGTGCAGCTCGTCGCGCTCGCCCTCGGGCAGGCGCTTGAAGATGGTGTCGAACTTGTGCACGTGGAACGTGCCGTTGTCGTCGGGCAGGAACAGCTCGGCGGGGCAGGTGACTGTGGGCTTGAGACCGGAAATCTTGACGGCCATGGTTTTCCTCTTGCGGTTGGTGGTGGGTGGTGGGTGGACTGGGGAGCCGCCGCGCCGGTCAGCGCACCACGATCTCCCATTCGTCGTTGCCCAGCAGGGGCACGTAGCGCAGCGGCACCGTGATCTGCTGGACACCGTCCGACTCCCCGAAGGTGGGCTTGCCAAGCTGCACGTTGGGCGCGATCAGCTCGATCACGTTGGTGGCGCCGGGGCCGTGCTTGAACGCGATCGGGCCGCGCGTGGACTGGCGGGCCAGCTCGACCCAGTTCTTGTCGGATACGCGGGTGTTGTCGAACGTCACGCTGCCGGTGCTCTTGCGGCCGGTGATCTCGACCGTGTCCACGTTGATCAGGTCGCGCTTGATGACCGTGTTGCCGAAGTCGAAACTGAATGCGCTGGCCGCCACTGCCGTGCCGTGCAGCGACAGCGTGGTGTTCGCCTTGTTGACGCCGAACGGGTCCTGGAAGGCGGCATAGGAAGCGGCAGGCAGAGGGGCATCGGTGGCCGCCTGGTAGGTGCCCGTGATCTCGAACTGCCATTTGGCAATCGTCTTGGCGTCGCCAGCCAGCTTCGTGTTGATCATGCCGGCCGTCATCTTCTGCAGGTTGCGGCCCACGGCGATGTAGATCGTCACGCTCTCCAGCCCATCGGTGACGGGGGCGAAGCGCACGTCGGTATCGTCGTTCACGGTCACGCTGGTGGCCGAGGCGCGCAGCAGCGCGTCATAGCCGGGCAGCTCGCCGGGCACCGCCACGCCCGCCGCTTCCACCGAGAACGACAGCTTGGCGTACTGGGTGACCATGGTGCTGCCGCCGTCGCCGAAGTACGGGCGGATGTTGTTGCGCTCGATCTCGTCGCCTTCCAGCGGCGTGAAGGTCACATCGCTCACGAGGATGGCGTTGGCCGCGCCCGTGGGCAGGGCGTCGGTGCCCTTCGTGGTTTCGACCTTGGCGAGGATGATGGTCTGGTTGATGAAGATCGGATCGGACATGGCCGTTTAATTCCTGTGCGTGTTTGTTGATGGGGGCCGCTCAGTCGGCTGCGCGCCGGGTGCGCTCGATCAGCGAGCGGGTGCCATCGGCTTTGCGGCGGTAGAGGCCGCCCCGGCCGGTGTGCTCGTCGCGCGCCGGCGCCTGGGCCGCCGGCGAGGCGGTCGCCGGGGCATCAGCCACGGGGGCATCAGCTCCAGCGCCAGCGACAGTTGCTGCGGCTGCGGCCGGCTGCGCGGCTTGCTGGCCTTCTTGGGCTTGCGGCGCTTGCGCGTCGTCACGGGTGGTGGCATCGGGCACCTTCTTCAGCTTGGTGGACTTGGTCACGAGTAGCTCCAGGTTCTGAGTTGCAGGACAACGGAGTGGCACAGCACTCCCGAGAAAAAAACCGGCCCCGCATCCACGACCTGCACGCCATCGGTGCTGTCGTCGCGGCCGGCCAGCGGGCCGGGCTGGCACACGCCGCCCAGGGTGGGATCGGCACGCACCACGGCGCGGAACTGCTCAACCAGGCCGTCGAGCACCAGCTCGGTCGCGTCCGCGTCGCGAAAGGCCAGGTAGCCGCGCACCGTCCAGGTGTGCACGTTCACGGTGCGGCGAAGGTTCGGGCTGTGCTCGGCCGTGCTGCTGCGGCGCAGCCACCAGCCGCGGATGTGCGGGTCTGCAGGCGTGCTGCCAGGCGGCGGCGTGTAGACGTAGAGGTCGGCGAACTCGCCGTTGCTGTCGGCGTGGCGCTCGCGGTCGTGGACGATGCCGATCTCGGGCACCGAGGCCAGGGCCGCAACGATGGCGGCGCGGTGCTGGGCCAAGGTGCTCATGCGGCACCTCCGGCCAGGCGCTCGGCCACGCGGCCGGCCGCGCTCTCGAACATGCGCAGCACCTGGCCCTCGGTGGCGGCGATGGCCTGCTCCAGGGGGCGCTGCGGCGCGGTGCCCTTGCGGGCGATCTTGCGGGCCACCAGGAAGGCCACGCTGCGCTCGCGCTTGGGTTCCACGCCCAGCACCGCGCGCACCCAGGGCACCAGGGCCTCGACGGGCGGCATGTGCGGCTTGGTGCCCAGCTCCACGAACATGAGCGAGGGCTGCGAGCTGCCCACGGTGCCGATCACGCCCACGGGCGTTGAGAATGCGTCGCTCGTGATGCTGGCGGCTGTCTTGCCCGTGGCCTTGGGCGTTTGCTCCTTGGCCTCGCGCTCGACCAGCAGCGTGGCCTCGGTCATGGTGCCGAGCAGCTCGCGGCGCGTGGCCTCGGGCGCCTGCTCGAAGCCGCGCAGCAGCGCGGCCAGGCTGGGGATGGACAGGTGCAGGCTGCTCACAGCACACCTCGCGTGAGCTGGTGGCGGCGCCGGCCCGGCCAGGACACCACGGCGGCGGCAGCGGCCTGGCCGCCTGCGGGCGAGCCTGCTGGGGCGAACGGATCGGCCTGGCTGGTGCCCTGGTAGTAGGCCGAGCGGTATTCCTTGGCGCGCGCCGCGAAGTTGCGGGCGCGGCTTTCGGTGCGAGCCACGTCGCCGCCCGTAGCCGCCTCGCGCTCGCCGCTGTAGCGCGCCGCGAGCTGCTGGCACAGCAGGTGCGCCGCGTACTGGGCGACGGCCAGGCGGTGCTCTGCCGGGATTGTGTCCGCGTCCACGTCGAGCAGATGGGGCACGGCGAAGGCTACACGCACGACAGCGCCGGCAGGCAACGCGTTGATGCACTCCAGGCCCCAGCCGCCAGCGGGCATCCGGTAGGCATCCACGTAAACCGGCGTGCGCGTCTCGATGGGGTACAGGACATGCAGCACCCGCGCCGCATCGCTCCAGCCTTCGGGCACGGGGCCGAACACGCCCAGCGACGGCCAGGTCACATCGTCATGCAGCTCGCGCGGCAGATCGGTGCTGTAGCGCACGCGCGCCTGCTCGATGGCGCGGTCGCGGGTGTCGGGCGTGACGGCCTTGTCCTGGTCGGACACCATGTCCTTCACGAGCTGCTGGTAGTCGGCGAGTGCCATGTTTAAAAGTCGGTGGTCGGGTGGTCGGCTGGGTTGGTGAAGGCTCCAGGTGTGGAGCCTTTACGAACCCACCCCTCGCGGGGCGGGCCGGGCTGCATTCATGAAGGGGGGGCCACCCCCTGGCGCCGTGTGGCGCCCGCTTCTCCTCGGGGTGAGTCCGGTCAGGCCACCACGGCCTTGGTGAAGGCGCGGTAGTCGGTCACCGCGCCGCCGTAGATGTGGCGCAGCTTGTAGGTCAGCTTGTCGGCCGCGAACATGGAGCCCACCGTGGGCGAGTCCTGCACGAACAGGTCGGGCTCCTGCTGGCCGTCCATGAAACCGATCTCGATGCCGGGGATGTCAGCCGGATCGGCGGCGGTGCACCAGTCGTTGGCATCCGCCCAGTACCAGACCGGGATGATGTTCATCG